GCCCCATGGATGTCGTGGTGTTGAACTGCTGGGTGACGGACACGAAGGTGACGCCATTGCGGTCGAACACCTCGACCAGCTTGGCGAAGTCGGCCAGCGAACGGCTGAGGCGGTCGATCTTGTAGCAAACGATGACGTCAACCAACCCGTCCTCAATATCCTCCATCAGCCGCTTCAATCCGGGCCGTTCCAGCGTGCCGCCAGAGACGCCACCATCGTCATACTGGTCACGCACCAGCACCCAGCCCTCGGATCGCTGGCTGGCGATATAGGCCTCGCAAGCTTCGCGCTGGGCATGCAGGCTGTTGAATTCCTGCTCCAACCCTTCCTCGGAGGATTTGCGGGTGTAGATCGCGCAGCGCAGTTTTCTGACGACAGGTTTTGTCATGACCGCGCCCTGTGATTCTTGAGCCCAAAGAAGACCCAGCCATTCCAGCGCGTGCCGGTGATGGCGCGCGCAATGGCGGACAGCGACTTGTAGGGCCGCCCCTGCCATTCGAAGCCATCGGCGGTGACGGTGACGATCTGTTCGACGCCCTGCCATTCGCGCAGCAACCGCGTGCCGGTTATGGGTCGATCACGGTCCGCGCGGATGCTGCGCTTCTTCTTGTCACCGCCATCCAGCTCCTCTCCAAGCCGTTCCAGCCGCCGGATCGTCTCGGGCTTCAGGCCGCCATAGGCCAGTTCCTGGATGCGGTAGGCGAGGCGGCTTTCCAGGTAGCGGCGATTGAACGGCGGCGGCTCGCTGTCAAACAGCTCGCGCCACTGTTGCTTCAGGTCGGGCGTGGTCGCGGTCTTGAGCGCTGCCAGGCGCGCGGGGATGGGATCGGGCTTGTTCATGCATTTCTCCGGTGAGTTGGAGTTGCATGACGGCATTGGTCGGACGGATAGTGTAGGCAACGTTCTCCAGTATCGTCAGATACTTCGCCCAATTCCCGCATCCGCAACCGAACCAGCCCGAGCGCCAGCAGGCTGCACAACTCGGCTCGGCGCTCGGCTGGTGTCACCAGGTCGGGTGGCAGAGGATTCGGGCGTTTCATGACAGGTAATTCCGCTAGATACATGCCTCTCTTCTACTCACCCGGTTTGCAGACTGTCCCATGAGGGGTTGCGCAGCGAGGGTATCAACACAACAAGACTCGACTCAGGGTTGTGAGTTCGTGTAGAACATAATCAGAACAAACGCGGCGATCGAAAGGTGTTTCCGTGGCTTCCGATATCAAGAAATTCATCAACCCGAAGTTTCTCAAGACAATCGATCTGGACCTGATGCGAACTCTATTCGCACGGCATTTCGAGAAGACTGCGTCGCCCCTCACATTCGACGATGACCCTGCCGCGACCCGCGAGCAACTGACGCTATATTTCGATACGCCGGTCACACAGTGGTCGGAAGGGATCGTCGCTGATCTGCACCGCGTCGCTGAGCTTGGCAGTGGCGAGGGCATGCAGATCATTCTGAACGAGGCGAGGCGTCAGGGTGTCGTCATTTATCCCGAACCCGAAGCAGAGACGAAAGACCAGCCGCCGCTAAAGCGCGAAGCCAAGCACGTCGCGATGCACACCTATCTTCATCATCGCGAAGTCTTTGAAGCCGCCGCCGATTTTCAGGCCCTGCGAGCCCCGACCGCAATGGCCGAGTTTCGTGGGCCTGACCGGGACGTGCAAGCCGATCTGACGGAAGAGGCAACAGACCGATTCAGGCAAGAAATGGTGAAGCTTTTTGAGCAAGACCTGCGCGGCCAATACTGCCGCCTAGGATCGTATGCAGATGACGATGAAATCAATCTTGCTGTCAGCCATGGCACGCCGATTGTCACCACGCCCGTTGTGGTGGGGGGTGAGGAACAGATCATTCCGCTTCAGGAAGTGAAATATGCAGTACTTCGATACGCGCCGGTCGACGGCTTGCTGCGGATCGGGGGGATCGCGAAAGCCCGGCAAGCCGATGTCGCCGAGATATTTGCCAGGCACATTCTGGACCGAACGGGCTTTTTCTCGGGCAAGGATGCGCGTGATCTGTATTCGCTCGACCCAATCAGCGAGGCCGGTCCGGATTTCGTTTTTGATCATCGCTTCAATGACCAAATCCTCGATGTGCGAATCGTAGCGGCTGCCGCTGATCGGTTCGAGCGCGATGACAATGACGATGACGCCAAGTGGCGTTATGTGCGTACATGGGAGTCAAAGGATGCATCGGGCGCTGCACTCAGGCACTTCAAAGGCAGCGAGGTTCGTTTCGGGCGCGGATGGCGCCTCGGAGAGATTACATTTCGCGTTTTCTTCAAGACAGAGGCAAAGCGCCCGGCGCAGGTTACCGTGCGGCTGAAGCCGCCCGGAACATTGGCCTTCCGGCGCACAAGATTCGAAAAGGCAATCCACGCTCTTGTCGCCCGCAACGGGCTGGAAAAGGACCGCGATGCTGGCATGGTTGTGGACGCGGCTGAGTGAGAGTGGCCCGGAGACCACCATTTCCGGGCAGGCACTGAAGCGATTCCCGGAACGCGAGGTTGAGCGCCTACTCAGGGCACGAGTTCTTGTAGAGCAGCGAAAGGTCGATACCTGGTCGGTCTGCGCGCATTGCGATTGTGACCTTGATGCCCGCCCGATCCGGCGGATCAACGGACAGCTGCGGGTTTGTTGCCCGCATGATTATGCTGAAGATGTCGTTCTCGACGAGGGCGACATCCTCAGGTTTATGCTCGACCCCGATAAACTGGCGGAGATGATCTCGGCTGCCGGCAGTTTGTCAGGGCAGACGTCGCGCTTGGTCGATGAGCTTTGGTTTCTTGGAGAGGCCCCTGCCGGGATAGCGGTATCACTCTGCAGTGATCATGGTGTTTTTAGAAGTCCGGGCACGCTCCTTGCACTCAAGGCAGCGTCTGGCCAGCTTCCCGTGCGCGTGATCATCTGCGATCCTGATCAGGCGTTGATCCTTCGCCTGTGCGGAGCAGGGATCGAGCCATCGCCGATATCCGAGATGCTCATTCCCGGCCCAGACGGCAGAGAGCGGCTTGTGATCGAACCTGTACCTACGACGAAGGCAGCGATCCGACTTGTCGTTCGACGCAGCATTCAGGCCGCAATACTCGACGGGCGCGCATTAAGTATTCCGACCCAGCCCTTTGTTCTGCTGCATATGCTTGCTGAACAAGTGTCGCTGCGTGACCCTGTCGTTCCAAACCAGACCATCGAGCGCGAACTGGGACGAGCGCCTCGAGAGATTATTCGCGATCTTAGATTGGCACTTGTCGCGAATGGACTCACAAAAGCTCAGGCAGAAGCGCTGGTCAAAGTTGCTCGAAATCGCGGCTACGCGCTCGGCCTCAATGCTGGTGAGGTTGCGCTCGAGGACTGACGGTCGCGCTTCGCACATTTCACACATTTTTTTCGCACGGCAAACACACCGCAGCTCGTGATCAGTCCGGCACTCTGGGAACAACAGCAACATTGTTCCGAGGCTTGCCACGATGCCCCCACCGATTTCTCCAACCGACCTGACCACGCTCACCTTTGAAGCCGACAGGGCTGCACGACGGCTTTGTCGCAAGCTGGCCTTGCCCGCCGCCGATATCGAAGATCTGCGCCAGGACCTTCTGATCGATCTGATCTGCCGTCTACCGGGCTTCGATCCCCATCGTGGCAGCCTTGGCGCATTTGCAGGGATCGTTCTGCGCAACCAATGCGCCCGCATTGCGATGCGGCACCACCGGCAGCGACGCGCGCAGGGAGGTGCGGTCTTGTCGCTCGATGCACCAGCGGCGGGTGGGTCTGAGCCGCTTGGCCATGTGCTGACCGAGGGCGACGGGCTTGCAGCGTGGCACGGGCAGGATTGCTGCGCCGCCGAAGATACTGAGGCCCGTCACGATCTGGCACGCGCGCTCGCCGATCTGCCCGAGGACATGCTGCGGCTTTGCAGCGCGCTTGGCACCTGCGCTGCCGCCGATCTGGCACGGCGCGAAGGCATTTCCCGCTCCGCCCTCTATCGCCGCATCGCGCGCCTGCGCCTCGAGCTTGCCATGCGCGGTTTCGCGGGCCGGTGGGACAGATCGCAAACCGCGTGAGTAGAGGAAGGATATGGAGATGTTCATCATGCAACCCACTGCTTTCACCCCGGCGAGGTCGCGCCCGCTCAGCGATATCGAATTCTGCGCCTGGATTGGACAGGCCATGCCCGGTGACCGGCTGGAATATCATCGCGGCTTTCTGGGCATCGACGCCATCGCCGTGATCTCGACCCTGCCAGAGCCGGAACGGCGGCAACTGGCCGCGCTGGCCAGCGCCGCGCATCGCGCCTTCGAGGCAGGCCTCGTCCATCTCGCACAGGTGCGGCTCGACCCGGATCGTTTTGCCTATCTCGCGATTGCGCGCATCCGGCCGCGCAATGCGCCGGTGCCCTTGTCGCAACTGATCACTCTGCAGGAGGCCGCCTGATGCTCCCGCTCCTCGCACGTCTGGGGTCTTGGTTCCCGCCACCGTTTCAGCCCGCATTCATCGTCACTCTCGCACAGCAACTGAATGGAGCAAGTGCCATGCCCCGACCCACTGACAAGATCGCGCGCTTGCGCGGCAAACATCACAGCCTTGAGGACCTGCCCGACGCCATCGATGCGCCGTGGCGCGGCGCAGGCGAGACAGTGCCGCTGGATGCCGCCACGGTCGATGATGTCGCCTTTGCAATCGTGGCTGCGAATGCGCGCGTCTCGACCGCGATTGGCAAGCTGGCCAAGCTTGAAAGCCTGCACCGGATTGCGCGTGAAGCCGGTGGAATTGGCGCAGACCTTGCCGTGGACGCGGCACTTGGCAAGGAGGCGCGCTGATGTCTGTGCCATTCCAATCCCCTGACAGCACGACGGATCGCGAGAATGCGCCCCGCCTCGATGATCTCGAACACATGGCGATTGGCGATATTTCGGGCCTGCACCCGGAGGTGTTGCTCGATCTGCAGACTTATGCACATGCGGAAACTGCGCGGATCAAACGGCTGCGCGACAGGCTCGAGGCCGGAATCGCGCAACGCTACGAGGCTTCTGTCGCGTCCGAGCGCGCCGCGCAGGGCAAATCCAGCGGTACTGTGCGCATCGAGGATGCGGGCATTGTCGTGATCGCTGATCTCCCGAAAAAAGTCACATGGGATCAGGACCAGCTTGCGGCGATGACCGCGCGCATCCGCGACGCGGGCGACGATCCAACCGAATACGTCGAGATTGCCTATCGCGTGCCCGAGCGCCGCTTCAGCGCCTGGCCTGTCGCCTTGCGCGAAGGCTTCGCGGATGCGCGCAGCGAGACCACTGGCAAACCCGTCTTCCGGCTCGAGGCTCGAGACCGGTGACGCGCGGCGGCGGGACGCCCGCGCGGCAACGCCGGGCAGGTTCCCCTTCGGCACCCGGTCACCCCCGCCGCCGCGCACCCTCTGACCCTATCTGGAGAACCCCATGGCCTTCCGCATCATCTCTGCCGACGAACGACTGTCGGCCGCCGAGAACAAGACCTCGCTCGCAATCTTCGGGCCTCCCGGCGTGGGCAAGACAACGCTTCTCAAGACACTGCCCGCTGCCGAGACTGTCTGCCTCGATCTCGAGGCAGGTATGAAATCGGTGCAGGACTGGCGCGGGGATTCCATCCCGGTGCGCAGCTTTACCGATTTCCGCGATCTTGCCGTGCTGATCGGTGGGCCAGACCCATCGCAGCACCCGCAATCCTGGTATGGGGCCGACTATCACGCCTGGCTGCAGGCCCAGCATCGCGACAGCGGCATCGAGGCGTTCCTTGCCGCCAAACGCATCATCTTCGTGGACTCGATTACCGATCTGACCCGGCAGGCCATGGCCTATTCGCGTCAGCAGCCGGAAGCCTTCTCTGAGCGCACTGGCAAGCCGGATATCCGCGGGGCCTACGGATTGTTGGGACGCGAAGTGATCCAGGCGCTGAAGCATCTCCAGCATGCACGCGGCAAGACCGTGATCTTCGTGGGCGTGCTGGAAAAGGTCACTGACGAATTTGGCGCGACCACATGGCAGCCGCAAATGGAAGGCACGAAAGCCGGGCGCGAATTACCCGGCATTGTCGATCAGGTGGTCTCGATGCAACTCTTCGGCCGCGATGCCAAGGGCGACTGGGCGCTGGATGAGACAGCAACTGACCGCCGCCTTGTCTGTCGTTCCGGCAACCCCTGGGGCCTGCCTGCCAAGGACCGCTCTGGCCTTCTGGACATGACCGAGCCGCCCGATCTGGGCGCATTGATCGCCAAGACCTGCGGTCGCGCACCCGCCCATCCCATTTCCGCTTCCTGACCCTGACATGAAGGACTGACCCATGAGCTACGATCTCAACGACGCCCAGCCGCAAATGGCCCCCATTGGCGAGCTGATCCCCGATGGCACTTTCGCGAAACTGCGCCTGACCATCCGCCCCGGTGGGGTGAATGGCGCAACCCAGATGGATGCAGGGCTCCTGAAAGCCTCGCAATCGAGCGACGCGAAGATGCTCGATTGCGAATTCACGATCACCGAAGGCCCGCATGCGCGCCGGAAGTTCTGGCAGAGCTTTACTGTAGCGGGTGGCAAACTCGACGAGAAAGGCCAGTCGATCGGCTGGAAGATCTCGAAATCCACGTTTCGCGCGATGGTCGACAGCGCTCTCGGACTTGACCCGAAGGACGAGAGCCCTGACGCCAAGGCGAAACGGGTGCTGCCCGGGCTCAGGCATCTTGACGGCATCATCTTCGCCGCCCGCATCATGGTGGAGCCTGCCTCCAATCCACAATATCGCGACCAGAACCGGATCGCGAACGTCGTTCTGCCCGACGAGCCGCAACATGGGCCGGTCATGCGCGGTGAAACCGTGTCCCCCGAACCGGTCAATGCGCCGCCGCGCAAGGCCGCGAACACCGCGACGCCGGGTTGGCAGGCGCCGACGCCAGCATGGGGCGCGCAGCCCGCAGCACCGTCCGCCACACCCGCCTGGGGCGCGCCAACATCTGCACCACAACCGCAGCAGCAGCCCGCGCCGCAGCAGACGCCACCAGCATCCGCACCGGGCGCAGCGACAGGCACTCCTGCTAGCGGCATGCCCGCTTGGCTCAATGGCTGAGGTGCAAGGGCGCTTGCGAGGGCGGAGGTCGCCTCGGCCCGCGAAGCCCCCGTCAGAGCTCCGCCCCAATCCGGACGGACCTATGACCCCGGATGAATGGCAGGCCCATGTCACGCGCGCGGCAGCATTGGAGATCGGAAAATGGCTCGAGGCCCGCGGAAAACTGCACGCCCCTATCGCAAGCCTCAGCCTCGGAGATCTCGAAGCCATGGCAACATCCGCGATCTCGGCTTGGATCGTGAAGCAATCCGAGAAGCTTCAGAAGACGGGCTGGCCACAAGAGGACCCGATCGCAGCCTTCTTGCTGGCATAGCACTCTGCGCTGTCTGCGCGCGTGAGGCGCGCGGTTTTGGCTACTGCCATGGCCTCCGCTGGGATCGCCATCCGTATTACCGCTTCTGCTCGCGTCGCTGTCAGGACGTGGGCAGCGCCATAGCCCAAAGGAACAATGGCATGATCGACAAGACCGCCCGGGAAGCGCAGGCCATTCGCGATGCGCGCGCCCATTTCGCACAAGCGCTCAGCGACATCGGGCTGATGGAGCCCTTTTTCCACCGCAGCGCCACAGAGATCGACGGCCTGATCGAGGCTGCGATCACCGGATATATCGAGAGCATGCTGGCGCAAGGCGCGCGCCAGGAGCGTACGGGCACGGGTCTCGACGACCCAATTCCATTTTAGGGGGCGCCGCCATGATCGATCTGAACGACGAAACCGCGCCCTGGACCGGACTTCTGGCCGCCGCCACCGAGAACGCCATCACCGACTTCGAGGTCGAGTTCTGCGAGAGCCTGCGCCAGAAGCTGGAGAAATTCGGCGCGCACGCCCGGCTGACGGAGGCCCAGCATCACAAGCTGACCTGTATCGCGCAGGCAGGCGGGTTCTGGGAGCGCGACCAATGATTGACCTGAACCATGGCTCCGGCTGCCTCTATTGTGCTGATGCTCCCCGTCCGCCCATCGCGGAAGCCGTCTCTGCGGCCATCGACAGCGCCCTGTCTGCACGTCATCGCACGGAGCGTCCGCGCAGTTATGTCAGTTCTTCTGGCCTCGGCCGCGATTGTCTGCGTCAGGTCCAGTACGATTTCCTTGCCGTACCCAAGGATGAAGGTCAGGACTTCGCACCGCGTATCCTGCGCATTTTTGAGGCGGGTCATCGCGCCGAAGATATCGTTGCGGGCTGGTTCCGGATTGCCGGGTTTGATCTTCGGACCGAGGGCGCAGGCGGCCGCCAGTTCGGGTTCAGTTCGCTTGACGGACGCTTCAAGGGTCATATCGACGGCTGTTTCGTCTCGGGCCCTGTCGCGATGGCCTATCCCGCGCTCTGGGAAAACAAGGCGCTCGGGGCCTCGAGCTGGAAGGATGTGGTCAAGCGCGGTGTCAGCCTCGCCCGGCCTGTCTATGCGGCCCAGATCGCGCTCTATCAAGCCTATATGGAGCTGCCCAATCCGGCGCTATTCACGGCGCTCAACCGCGATACGATGGAGTTGCATACCGAACTGGTGCCCTTCGACGCGCATCTGGCGCAGGAAATGTCGGATCGTGCTGTCACGGTGGTGCGCGCCTCGGACGCCCGCGAAATGTTGCCACGCCCGGTGGCCACGCGCAGTGCGGTCCTCTGCCGTGGCGGCATGGCCGCAGGCAAGTGGCACGCACCCTGTGCCTGGGCTGAGCGCTGCTGGAGCGAGCGGCGATGATCCCCAACGCCTATGAGCTCAAGCGCATCATCCGCGCCCATCGTGCCCGGTTCTGGTGCTCGGACCTGCTTGACGGGTTCGAGTTCGCCCCTGTCTGGCGCTTTGACGATCAGGCGCAATTCGATTCCGATGAGGTGGATGCGCTTGCGCGCCGCCTTGCGGCTGGCCCGCAACGCATGCCCCATCCCGATACGATCTTCGAGCTTCGTGACCGTGGCACCGCCATCCGCAGCCAGATCGTCTATGCACGCCAGCGCCCCGACGGCATCGAGGCGGTGTGGCTGGCACTGTGGCGCAAGCCGCGACGCTGGACTGATGTCCATGCCCATGTCTGGATCGCCGATGGCGGTGTTGCCGAATTCGCGACCAATCCGGCCCTCGGTGACAGCGAACTGGCCGAACAATCCGGTCAGGCTGCCGCCGCCATGGTCTGGCGCGGATTGGCGCTGCTCTCCCAGGCCGCAGATATTCGGGAACGTCCGGTGCCTCTGACAGCGCGCAAATCCATGGCCCGCGAGGGCGTGCGCGGCTGGGTCTGGCGTCAGGTCACCATCGATTGCGCGAAGCTGCGCGCGGCATCAGCGCAAGGCGGCAGTCATGCCAGCCCCCGATGGCACATCCGTCGCGGCCACTGGCGCCAGCTTGCCGATGATCGCCGGGTCTTCGTGCGTCAATGCGAGGTGGGCGATCCAGGCCGCGGCGGGATCGTGAAGGATTATGCGCTGGAGGCGCGTCAGCCATGACCGAATTCACCCCCTCCGCCACGCAGGCCGCCGCGATCCGCGAGATCAGGGAGTGGTTCGAGACCCGGACCGCGCAGCAACAGGTATTTCGCCTGTTTGGCTATGCCGGTTCCGGGAAGTCCACAGTGCTGAAATTTGCGCTCGACGAACTCGGCCTCTCGCCCCATCGCAGTTCAAAGGACGGGCCCTGTGTGCCCGGTGTCGTCACCGCGACATTCACCGGCAAGGCCGCGCTGGTGCTGTCGCGCAAGGGCACGCCTGCGCGCACGATCCACAGCCTGATCTATTCGGTGATCGAAGCGACCGAGGAAGAAATCGCCGATGCGGCGACCCGCATTCGGGATGCCGAAGAAAAGGCGCGACGCTTGAGTGGTTTCGACCGCACCACTGCCGAGGCAGCAATCGAGGCTATGCGCCAGGCGCTGTCGGCCATGAAGCACCCGCGTTTTGCCCTGAACCCGCAGAGCGACGCCGCCGACGCAAGACTTATCGTGCTCGATGAGGTGTCGATGGTGGGCGAGGAGATGGCGCGCGACCTGATGAGCTTTGGCAAGCCGATCCTCGTGCTGGGCGATCCGGGCCAGTTGCCCCCCATCAAGGGCGAAGGGGCCTTCACCCGCGACGCTCCTGATATCATGCTGACCGAAATCCACCGCCAGGCGGCCGAAAGCGCGATCATCCGCCTGGCCACCATGGCGCGCGAAGGCCAGCCCATCGGCTTTGGCATCTACGATGATCATGTGGCCAAGATGCGCAAGGGCGATATCACGCCTGAGCAGGCGCTGCGGGGTGGTCAGCTGATCTGCGGGCTGAACGCCACGCGGCTGCAGCTCAACAACGCCATGCGCGCGGCCGCAGGGTTTGGCGGAACATGCCTGCCCACTGGCGCTGCGGAAAAGATCATCTGCCTGAAGAACCAGAACGCGCATGGCCTGATCAACGGCATGTTTCTGACCCTCGACGACATTATTGATGAGGGCAGCCTCTATTTCTCGGCGGTCGTACATGACGAGGAAGGACGGCTTGTGGGACAACCGGATCGCGATGGCTGCCCGGGTCGCATGCGCATCTACAAGGGACATTTCGAGGATCATGTCGCCTATGACCGCACCCGCCATGACCGCGATTGGAAAGAAAAGCGCCTGCTGACCGAGGCGACATTCGGCTGGGCGATCACTGCGCACAAGGCCCAGGGGTCCCAATGGGAAAATGTCATCGTCTGGGATGACGGTCTGGGCCGCAGCGAGATCGACCGCCGCCGCTGGCTCTATACGGCCATCACCCGCGCTGAGCGCGGCCTCGTGCTGCTGGCGTGACGGGGACGCGATGATTGACCTCAATGATGTCGCGACAGCAAGAACCCGGCACGATCTGGCAGCAGTAAAGGATCGGCTGGCCTGCACGGCGGCAGACTGGTTGCCGGGTCTCTTCCCCGAGGCCCGGCTTGCGCCTGACCGGCGCAGTCTGCGCTGCGCTGACCTGTCCGGGCGTCCGCCGCGCAAGGAGGGCTCCTGCACCATCTATCTCGACGGGCCTTATGCAGGCTGGGGCTTCGATTATGCCACTGGAGAGCGCGCTGGTCCCATTGATCTGATCGCGCAGGCAACCGGCCTGTGCGATGGTGCGCTTTTTGACGAGGCTGCGCGCACCGCGAAGATGGACCATCCTGCACCCCGGTCCGCGCCGCGCCCGAAACCCGATCATTCAGCCGAGATTACGCGGCTGATCGAGGGCGCAGTACCGCTCGCGGCCACAATCGGCGCGCGCTACCTTGAATCTCGTGGCCTGTCGGACCCAGTCTCACCCGATCTGCTGTTTCACGCCGATCTGCCGGATTTCGACAGCCGTCGTGGCTGGCCCGGCCTGATCGCGATCCTGCGACTGCCGAACGGGGAACGCGCGCCGGGCATCCATCGCACTTTCCTCATGGAGGACGGCAGCGCCAAGGCTCCGCCCGGCAAGAAGATGCTGGGCAGCGTGAAGGACGCTGTGGTCCGGCTGTTCCCGATCCCTGAAGGCGGCCATATCGGCATTGCCGAAGGGATTGAGACAGCCCTTGCGGCGCACAAGCTCTTTGGCACGATGGTCTGGGCAGCGCTATCTGCCGATGGACTGGCGCGGTTTCAATGGCCCGGTGATGTGCGCCGCGTCACCATCTATGCTGATGCTGGCGATGCTGGCAGGCAGGCGGCCGCCAGCCTCTCGGATCGCCTGAATTGTGCCGATATCCCGAACGCGATTGTCTGGCCGCTGCACGGCGATGATTTTAACGACGATCTCATGCGCGGGGCGCGTGCCGAGGATTATGCGCAGCAGAGCGCCTCCGACCCCGGAACCAGCGATGAAGATCATCTGGAACCCGCCACACCCGCCATCGCTTCTGCCGACGATCCCGGCACCTTGCTCGCTGCAGCCGAAGCACTGACCAACCCGCCCGAACTTGAGGCCCTGTCCACGCTCCTTGGGCGCATCGCGCTGGCAAGGCTTGATCCACTGCCTGAACGACAGGTGCTTGCGCGCATCAAATCCGCCACTGGCATTGCCGTTTCGATCCTTGGCAAGCAGCTGACCGAGTTGCGTCGCCGTGTCAGCTTCACAGGCGATCCGAATGCGCCCATCCCGAAACCCACATGGTTCAACCGCCTGAGGCTGGATATGGCAGGAAGTCCCGAGCGCAACGAGGCCAATGTCATCATCGCGCTTTCCTCCGATCCGGCTTTCGCAGGCATGCTTGCCTTCGACGAGTTCGCGCAGGAGATCATCGTACGGCAACCGCTGCCATGGGACAGTGTCGCAGTCACGTTTCTGCGCCCCTGGGAGGATGCTGATGACATTCGCGCCGCAGAATGGCTGCAGTTGCGCGGCATCAACGTGGCACCGGTGGTCGTGAGCCGCGCTGTCGGAGCGGTTGCGCGCGAGCTGCGCATTCATCCTGTCCGCGACTGGCTCGACACCCTGAAATGGGACGGCACGCCCCGGCTCGAGACCTGGACCAGCACCTATCTCGGCGCGGAGCCCAGCGCATTGCACCACACCATCGGCGCGCTGTGGCTGATCTCGGCTGTTGCGCGCATCTACCGCCCCGGCGTGAAGTCAGACCACATGCTCATCCTCGAGGGGCCGCAGGGCGCGCGCAAGTCCACCGCGATCAAGGTGCTGGCGGGCGAGGAATGGTTCACAGACGAATTGCCAGAGCTAGGGTCCAAGGATGCTGCACTCCACATGCAGGGCGTCTGGATCGTGGAAATCGCCGAACTCGACGCCATCGGCCGCGCCGAGGTCTCGCGCATCAAGGCATTCCTGACGCGTACCACCGACCGCTTCCGCCCACCCTATGGCCGCTACACAGTCGAAGTTCCGCGCCAATGCGTGTTCGCGGGCACTGTGAACCCCGACACCTATCTGCGCGACGAAACCGGCAACCGCCGCTTCTGGCCGCTGCGCTGTGGGACCATCGACATCGCAGCACTCGCCCGCGACCGGGACCAGCTCTGGGCCGAGGCCGTCCATCGTTTCCGCGCAGGCGCGATCTGGTGGATCGACGACCCGGCACTTCTCGCCGAAGCCCGCGACGCACAGGATCGCCGTTACCAGTCCGACGCCTGGGACGATCTGATCGAGCATTGGCTGACGCACGAGATAAGAAACGTGTCCGACGGCTACCCCGACTACGGCAATTCCCGCACGGAAAGCATGCGACGGCCGGAGGCGCTGACGGACGTGTCAGTTGGCGAAATCCTCGAGGAAGCCATCGGCCTTGAGCCCGCCCGCTGGACCCGCGGCGACCAGATGCGCGTTTCGGCCTATCTCAAGGCGAATGGCTGGGAACGGTACAGGCGGCGCGATGACGGTGGGCGTGAGGCGACGCGGGAGTGGCGGTATCGATGGCCGATGTCGTAGAGCGCGACAGCGGGTTGCCTTCAAGTGAATGACAATCAAACGGCTTGTAGTGAACCTTTTTCTGGTCGTTCAACGCCAACATCTTGTGCGGTCAAGCTCCAGATAAGTCCTTCGACCTCGTCCACAGGCAAGCCCAATTCATTTGCGATATCGGCCTTTGTTACACGCTCTTTCCAGAGCATCGTAAGCACTTGACGCCAGACTTTTGACTTCTCTCGGCATATGCCAGAAGGTTCACCAGTGCGGTATCCGCGCTTTGTCAGATCAATGCAAATCGACTTGTATTGCCATTCGGACAGTCGGTTTAACTGATGCAGGCGATATGCCATCGCCATTGCTGACACCCGCCAGCGGGCCTTGGCGCGAATAACAATATCAGTTGTGATCCGTCTTGGAATGCGAGCCTTCACGTCTTCTGCTGGCATCAGAAACGCTGAGGCAAAGGCGTTTGCCTCGCGCTCTACATTCCTTCCCTTCTTAGGATCGCCATGCATATGCATTACAAGATGCGCCAATTCGTGCGCAGCATCGAAGCGGCTACTCTCAGCGGTTTTGAAGTTATTTAAGAACATGAAAGGCTTACCGCCTCTCCAGAACGAAAAAGCGTTTACTGAAGCAGTGTTCTCGGTCAAAGAGAACAGACGTATGCCTTTGGCCTCCAAGAGTGCCAGAAGATCTGTTACCGGCTGCTGGCCCAGCGACCAGTACTGCCTCATGTGAGCCGCTGCAACCTCAGGGTCGCTCTCATACGAAAGATCGATCAGCTGTGGCTCTGGCAATCCAAATCGCTCTTCCACCCAGCCGCTCAGCATCAAACCTACAGAACCGGCGCCAAGCGAGGCATCACGTTCTTTAGCCGTCATCTTGGAGAATGAACGGAAACTGACCGCACCTGCGTCAACGGCATCGACCTTTGAGCCAAAGAAGAATGCCTCTGGATAACCAAGCGCCCGCGCCAACTTTTCGACCGTTTGAGGTTCTGGATCGTTTTGGCCCTTTTCCAAGCGCTTGATGGTATCGACGCTCACTTCGGCGCGCTCCGCCAAAGCTTTGGCAGTTAGGCCGCGCCTTGCACGGGCCAACTTCAATCGTGTTTCTTCGAACATGTCTTGCCTACTTGCGCACGATCTTGGGCTCAAAGTCCTCGCCAGTATCATCGTCGAGAGACAAGAGCTCGTTATCCTCGTCGCCTTCAGCAAGCAAGAAGATGCGCTCAACAGCGCCTTCAAAGGTCTTTCCTGATATCTTGGGCCGAGTTAGTTCTGCCCGGCCGTTTTCATCCACCATGAGATAGAAAAACGCCACTCCCTGCGCGTCATCACGCACGAAGTAACGTAGTTCCTCTGGGTCGAAGAGCATGGGACCACAGGCACGCTCTGATGCCGCACCTTTGTCGGACCTCGGCTTGGGGGCCTTTGCTCCACAAGCACGATCAACGTGGCAAAAACCAATCTTGAGACCTTTCCGGTCATTGCGGATAGTCTCGACGCCGTCTTTTCGGTCGATGACCCATTCGTCGCCAATAAACTCTTGGCGAAGTGCTGCGACACCCTCATGGTAGCCATACGTTCCAGCGGCGTTTGACGGATGCAGGGCAGTCGCATTTCCGCTCGCCGTACGAGCAGCCTGGACCGCGTTGATCAATCCTTCTTTGTTTAAACCCATCTCGTCAATACGGCGATCAACATCCCAAGGCTCGTCCAGAACCTTTGTCTCGACCCATCCAGCCATGCCTGATTCCTTATGCCCGTTTTTGTTACCTACTTGTAGGTTAAAAAAACAGGCATGGTCAAGACCCCTCGCGAAATTCATTGTCCCAACCTCCTCCGTGGTCCCAACCCTGTCCCAACCTCTCGAGGGGGTTGGGGACACGAAAAGCCATTTAAAAACAACGGTGTCCCCAACCTCACCCCGTGGTCCCAACCTTTTGCTATACATTCATGTGGGAAAACGAAAAACGTCGGGAACATGCATTTCTATATGAAAAGAGTAGGACCCCCGTTGGGGACACCGAGGTTGGGACCACATTCGAACAAGTATCTGGCGAAAAACGATAATACGCTGTCCCAACCCCCTGAAAGGTTGGGACCACGCGTCCTGAGGTTGGGACAGAGGCGGTTCGCCACCGATCGTGATGTGAAATCGCGCTGAACGCTGTTTTTGCTTTATGGCCAGGGCGCGCGATGCTAAATCTTGCAGCGACCAAAGCCGAAGGCCCACGAACCAGGTGAGCCTTCAACATGAACACAGCGTTTCCCACGCAGGACATCCGCCCCGAGCCGGGCGCAATCCCCCGATCCTGTATCCTCGGCCTTGATCTTGGCACCACAACTGGCTGGGCCCTGCGCAGCTTTGATGGCCTGATCACCAGCGGCACGGCGAGCTTCCGCCCCGGCCGCTTCGACGGTGGCGGCATGCGATACCTGCGCTTTACAAACTGGCTGACCGAGATCGACCGGCTGTCCGGGCCAATCAGCGCAATCTGGTTCGAGGAAGCGCGTCGCCACGCCGGCACCGACGCGGCACATATCTATGGCGGGCTGATGGCGACCCTGACCTCATGGGCCGAACTGCGCGGCGTTCCATACCGAGGCGTCCCGGTCGGCACCATCAAGCGCCACGCCACTGGCAAGGGCAATGCATCGAAAGAAGCGATGATTGCCGCTGCCCGATCGCGCGGATTTGCACCCGCTGATGACAACGAGGCCGATGCCATCGCCATCCTTCACTGGGCGATCGAAACCAACGGGGGCCTGGGATGAGGTGGCACCCCAAAGGCTACGGCGGCACCCGTCGCGATCCGGACCGGGTCAAGCGCGATGGCTGGCAGGAGCAAGGGCTTCTGGCGGTTTCTGTCGATGATCACCGCCTGACATGGCCAGAGCGCGAACTGGTCCGTCAGTTGGGCGAAAAGCTATACGGGCCGCGCATGGCTGAACGGGAGGCGGCCAATGGCTGACTGGACACGCGCCATGGTTGCTGACCGGCTTGAACTTGCAGCTGATGTGATGAAATCCTTGCCCGCAGTGCGGCCACAGGGGTTCTTCAGCGCTTGGCCCGAGTACTTCCACAGCTTTGCAGATCAGGTCGGCCAGGAGCCACGCATGCGCAAACCCCTGCCATCGCCGCGCATGATCACGGAGGCCGAGCAGACGCTGCTCTGGTTGCGCTGGGTGGAGAAGGACATTGCGCAGATCCTATGGGCGCGCGCCAATCGCAAGCCGTGGAAGGGCATCTGTCATGCAAATGCGATCAGCCGTCCTGCGGCGAACCGGCGTTACGATTACGGGCTGGCGGTGATTGTCTGGCGGCTCAACGGGCGCGCTGTTCCCACGAAACGCTCGCGGCGGTTCGTCGTGGAAAACGCAGATCGGCTGTCAAGGAAAATCGCTGGGTGACGGAATTTTCCGAGAGACAACGCAAGGCGAGACGGTTTCGGGTTCAGGCGCTATGAAACCGATATACTCGGGGTGGTGCGTGCAGGCAAAGCACCGCTGGTCAGCGGGTGGATACCCCGGTGGACTCCAGAATCCAGTTCGGGGTCCAGTGGTGTCGGAAAGGGCGGAAACGCGGGTTTGAGTGAGGGGCATCTGCCCACCGCTTGCCCGTCGAAAACCTTCTCCGAGAGGTGTTTGGAGACGGTTTTTTCGGTGCAAGTGGTATGCGGTTGACCGGAAAAACTCCCTCCGCCTGTCGCTAAGTCATTGTTTTTATGGTTCCTTCCTGAACACTTCGTATGCTGGGGGGCGCAGCGCGCAACTTCGCTAGCGTCAGGGCGATTTTTTTGGGAGTCCACCCCGGTCAGAGTCCACCCTTGAGATGCCAAATTACCACGAAATAACAGATGCTTGTCAGGCGGATTCCGGGTGGATGCCTCGCCCCTTGGGAGTCCACCCCAGAAGCCACTGGCCTCGCGTTGGTGGAGTCCACAGCTAGGGCCCGATGCTATGACCTTTTATGTCGCAACACGCCTATGAAACGCAAACAGCCCTCAACAGGTTTCGATGGTGAGCGCTGCCTTGCTTCCCGCATTGTCGCATGCCCATTCAGTGCGCTCTTAAAGCAGCCTGGATGCGGAGGTATTCGGAAATATTGTCCAGATTGACCAACCCCACCAACGCGCCATCGTGCAAGATGCAGATCAACTGCACATCTTCACCCAACTGTAGCTTTTCCATCAGATTGGCCAGATCAGCATCGGGGGGGGCAGTTAAGGCATCGGTCATAATGTCGTCGATGTACCCCTCAAGCCCGTAATCACGCAATCCTCGCAAGATTGCCTTCTGGGTCACAACGCCAACCAGCTTGCCATGATCCAGCACCGGGAAATCCTTCAATGTGCCGGCAAGTGTCAAATCAACCGCGCGCGACAGGGACGCGCCGCGTGGCAATACCTGGAAATCCGTAATCATGGCGCGCGATACGGGCTTGTGGTGAAGCTGTGTCTCTATCTCGGCGCCTCCCGCTTCTGCAGCAGCGCCGATCCAGATGAATACGGCAATCAAAATCAGAAACGGATTCCCGAAAAGCCCAAGAAGTCCGAAGGCAAGCGCCAGGGTTTGCCCGATGCTTGCTGCAATCTGTGTTGCGCGCAGCCGCTCCATACGAAAGCAGAGTGCCGCCCGCAACACGCGCCCGCCGTCCATGGGAAATGCCGGGATCATGTTGAACACGGCCAGAAAGATATTGGCGAACAGCACGCTTTGCAGGAAATTTGCGGGCATGAGAGCAGGTGCGGTCATCTCGATATCTTCGCCCACATGACCTCCGCCGCTTAAGCCAAGGATAACGAACAACACAAATGCTATCGCGATATTCACTGCCGGCCCCATTACGGCGACGATAATCTCTTGCCTTGGGTCCTTTGGCATACGCTCCAGCGTAGCAAGCCCGCCAATGGGCAAAAGCGTTATATGCCGCGTGCCGATTCCATACCGCCGCGCTGTCAGCGCGTGCCCGTATTCGTGCAACACGACGCATAGAAACAGTACGGCGATGAAGCTTAATCCGAATAATACGCCACCGAGTGTTCCAGTTTGTAACCAGTAAACGGCTCCGATCCAGACAAATAGCAATGGAAATGTCGCATGCATAAACAGATCAATGCCGGCGAAACGACCAATTTTCAGCGACCACCCTGTCCACTGCATCTGACGTCTCCAATCTGATTGCGCTCCGCCGGCACACCAAATCAGTTTGCTTGGTCAGCCAAACGATCACGTTGCGACAATAACAAAATAACCTTGGTTTGATAGCCACCGTTTCCAGTTCCATCATCTACTTCCTGAACAGGATCACCCTCATGACCCTCGCCTTCGCCCCCGAGCGGATCGAGCAATGGCCGCTTGCGCGCCTGCAACCCTATGCAAAGAACGCCAAGATGCACGGCGCGGACCAGGTCGCGAAACTCGCCGCCAGCATGGCCGAGTTCGGCTGGACTGTGCCGTGCCTTGTGGGCGAGGACGGCGAATTGATCGCGGGCCATGGTCGCGTGCTGGCCGCGACACAACTCGGGCTGGCCGAGGCCCCGGTGATCGTGCTCGGACATCTGACCGAGGCGCAGCGACGGGCGTACCGCATCGCGGACAACAAGTTAACGGAACTCGGGACATGGGACGACGCGCTGCTGTATTTCGACCTGTCGCTGGTCGGGTTTTCCGATGGCGAGCTGGACAAGCTGCTGGCCTATGTGCCGGAGGGTGAAGGCGAGAATGGCGCTGGCGCCGGTGACACAGTGCCGCCGGTTGTCATTCCCGAGCCGCCGCGCAATCCGGCGTCACGGACGGGCGATCTCTGGATCCTCGGCGACCACCGA